CGACGACGACGATCAATAATATTGATACCATACATCGTCAGAGTTTGACGGCTGATTTGACCAGAATCCAAAGTGGATTGAGCTTTCAACTCTTGTAAGAGTTTGCCAAGTCTAGTGTCGAAGCCAGAGGCTTTGATGGTATGTTTCAGACTGTTAGTCTGTTTCCAGATTGACGCTAAGGCTTTGCCTTCTTTCATGAGAACTGAGATTGTAGTACCTTCGGTAGTTTGAACTGTTGTTGAATTTTCCATTGTCGAGCTTCCTTTATCTATACTCTGTTTATATGAGAGAACCTATATCTCTCACAAATAGTGAGATATAGTTCTCTTTATAAACTAGTAGAGTATAGTATAAGTTGTCAAGTCGGTTTCTCATGACGTGATCCTCGGTGCAGGTCGTTTCCCATGCTACTGCAGTAATTACAAGTAATTACGAAGTTCGTGCGCTAAACTCACGTGAGGCTTCAGTTTGGATAAGGCCACCATTTGTGTTGCATATTTGTCATATACTTTGTATATGGTTTCGTCCAATGTTGGACACTTCAATTGACCATTGGCAGAGCTATGCACGGCTTGTGAGTATGTGATGTGACCATCTTCGATGGGGGGTATGGTATTTGTACTCGGCATTAACAACACATCTTCGATGTGAAAATCTCCCTGTTTCTATCACCATTTATGGTGGCAACTGATTGCATAACAGTTGTCGTAGACAAGTAAGTGCTTGATTTGATGTATACCTTCGGTATGTCGGTGTAGTGAGGCATCAATTCTGCTTTCACCTACGTCATGACCTTGCATAATGTGCACAATTGCGGGCATGAGGCTAGGGTGGGCAGGGGCCATAGGGGGGTAGTACGTTAGTATGCATGTATAAATACACAGATCAGGAAATATCACTGTTAACCACTTTACATATATACTGGTTTACATGTACATAGGGCCGATGTGGACCTATTATATGTAGAACATTATCCCGTTTTAGTCACAGTATGTGGGATAGTATCCCTATTATTGAAGCACTGTACGATTAGGGGTTGACATGATATTAGAAATGTGTAAAACTATATATGTTAGGTGTTAGGGTAGGGTCACTTACAGTGTTACACGTACAGTGATACATTTAAAAGTATATATACTTACTTATAATTATACTTAACTATATAAACATATAAGTACACACGTACAGTATAACACTTATATGTAGTAATACGTAAATGGATTATTGCCTTTAGGCGAGACCCTTTGTATAATTAAGTATTGACAATGGCTAAAAAATCAGTAAAACTATATACAGACAATGTTTTGGAAGAGTTCTATAAACATGTATTAGATGGTAACTTAGATAAGTTGCACATTCCTCATAGTGATGTATTTTATGTAAAGACTGCAGTGGATGCCCACTACGGTAAATCATTTACGTTAGAGCACGTAGAGTGGGCTATGCGTATGGAAGGTTGGACGGACGGACATGACGGTTGAATACAGAGGTGAAACATTCAGTGGGTACAACAAACCCAAGCGTACACCTAAGCACCCTAAGAAATCTCATGCGGTACTTGCTAAAGAAGGTACTACCATTAAGCTTATCCGCTTTGGTGAGCAAGGTGCAAGCACTGCCGGTAAGCCAAAGTCCGGTGAATCAGATAAGATGAAAAAGAAACGTGCAAGTTTTAAGGCACGTCATGCAAAGAACATTAAGCGTGGTAAGTTGAGTGCAGCTTACTGGGCAGATAAAGTCAAATGGTAAAGGAATAATACAATGGCAGGTAAGATGAAAACACTTCGTCAAATATACGAAATGTTCACTGGTGCAAAAAGTAAAGCAGAGGTTGACGCTCTTGCTAGTAAATTAAAAGCACAGAAAAATACAAATAACTCAGATGTTATTGATGCAGCAAAAGCACGTAAAGAAGATTTGCGAGACGCAGCTGCAAGTGCTAAGAAAGCCCCTGCTCCGGGTGTAGCGGGTAAACGTGCTAAAGAACGTGCTAGAAAAGAAGGAGCACGGTTTGCGGAGCAAAAAGGCTCCATTGCAACTAAAACCCCAGTTACAGCTACGGCAATTAAAGAGGCTAAGACAGCAAACTCTTTTGATGCAATGCAACGACGATTAGATAATATGGAATCTAGCGCCAAAAAAGAGATGCTTCAAAAAATGTTGAATAAGCAAAAACGTGTATTTGCAAAGGGACAAAAGGGCGAAGTAAATAAAGGTCAAGAGGGTGATGTACAACGTATGGAAAACCGTGCTGCACAATCAAATCGTGATCGTACAAAGAATAAAAAAGAAAATGTTTCCTTAGCTCCCGGTATGAATTTTTCTAAAGGTGGCATGACTAAACGTAAAGCGTATAACAAGGGCGGGTACGCTAACTGTGGTGCCTCAATGGCTGGTACACAAGGCAAGAAATAATGGCAGTTAAATTTAAAACATGTAAGGGTTGCCCTACCCCACTTAAATGTAAGGCAGTAGGAAAATGTATGGGGAAGAAGAAGAAATGAAATTCTTAGATTACAAATCTGCACTAGAGGAACACGGTTACCTTGTAACTAAAGACGTTATTACAACACGATTAGGTGACGTGCTTGCAGGATTTGATCCGTATGGAGACTACTGGTGTTCCGATAGTAAAGTTCAAGAGTTGTTGAGCGCAGAACCTAAAACAAAAAAGACTAGTAAAAAGGTTCGTGCTCGTACAGAAAAGGGTTTCTTTAAAAAGGATGACCCTAACACGCCAGAGAATGAAGCGTGGGTTGACGGTTAATGGTTGTAGCTCGTGCATATAATACTGTAACAAAGGGTCTAACAGTTACCGCTACGTCAGGCGGTGCTAGTGCCGATGTTCTGTATGTATGCCCTGCTAACTTTGATGCAGAGATAGTATTCTTGCACATTACTAATGGTGATACTGCTAATCACAATATAAGTCTGCAGTGGTATCATGCAGACACAAATACGTATCACCACATAATAAACGATAAAGCTATAACCGGTAAAGATGTGTATAATGTCATTACATCTGACAGGCTATTCCTACACTCAGGTGATAAGATATTAGCTTTTGACGGTGCTAGTGCTTCTTTAGAAGTGTTTATGTCAGCCAAAGAGATGTACAACCCTAACAGGTAACGCATACAAAAAGTAACTTAGTGGATATATTATGGCAAAAGATAAACTAGAGGGTAAACCTCGTACAGTTTCAGCTGCAAAGAAGGCAGGTTCTAAATTCTTTTTTGATAAGAAGGGTACAAAGAAACTTGCAGTAACGGCAGAAGAGCTTAAGAAGTCCGGTAAGACACTTACTCAATGGGCTAACGATTGGAAGAAATCTAAGACAGCTAAGAAACCTGAATCTGCTTCTGCAGTAAAGACTTCACTAAGACCTAAAGCCAGACCTATTAAAACTACTCGCCCCAAAGCACGTCCCGATACAGTAACTCGTGCAGGTAAAGGTTACGGAGAGATGACCGTAGCTGAGAAAAAAGAAGTAGACGCAGCTAATGCTAAGATTAAAGCTGCAGCAGCTAAACGCAGACAAGACAATCTTGTTAAAGCCAAAGCCTATATAGCAAGTAAAAAAGGTACAGGGCCATTTAAAGGAAAAAGTCCATACCTTACATATGCTAAGTGGAACAAGATGACGGACGCAGAAAAGAAAAAGACTGGATTGCCAGTAGGTATGGGTAAAACTAAAGCAGCCTTTGAAGTGTACATGAACGAACTTAACGGAAACAAATAAACTACATGCGTCCCGGTAAGGTAATAGCGGGGTTGCATTATTGTCTGTAGTATGATATAACTAAGTATGGTATAACTCCTGTGTAGACTAACTATAAGTCTATATTCATGAACAAGGAGTTATAAACATGAAATGGTTAATCAATTGGTTTGAAGCAATCGCAGTAGCACAACAACGCCGTGCAGACTTTTGGTTACTTCAGAATATGACGGACAAAGAACTAAAAGATATTGGAATTGCACGTGGTGAAATCAACCAAAAAATCTTCAACGGTTAATGCGGCTGGTAATTATACTAAGCCTACTATGCGCAAGCGTCTTGTTGCCTCCGTTAAGGCAAGTGGCAAAGGTGGAAAGCCCGGACAGTGGAGCGCAAGGAAGGCTCAAATGGTCGCAAAGCAATATAAAGCAAAGGGTGGGGGCTATAAGTAATGGCCCTCTCCAAATCCCAGAAAAGTCTTAACAAGTGGACAAAGCAAGATTGGAGAACCAAAAGTGGTAAACCTTCTACGCAAGGGTCAAAAGCTACTGGAGAGCGTTATCTTCCAGCTGGTGCTATTAAAGCTATGTCTAGTGGAGAGTATGCAGCGAGTACAGCCAAAAAAAGAAAAGATACTAAGGCTGGTAAACAATTTTCTAAACAACCTAAAGCTGCAGCTAAAACGGCTAAACGTTTTCGGAAAACCTAATGGCTAAAACGGTATTAGATGATTGGAAAGTACTACCACGTCTAATGATGTTGGCAGTTACTGTACTTACGTATCAGGCAGTGCATTGGTTTATGTCACTACCCGATCCAAGCGTAGCACAGTCAGGACTTGTATCAGTTTGTATGGGTGCTTTAACTGGCTGCTTTGGCATCTGGATGGGCAAAGAGTCTAAGACTACTGTAACCCCCACACGTGTAGTACACGAAGAGAGTTATAACAAATGATAGGTCAAATCATAGGTGCGGTAGGTGGACTAGCTTCGTCTTACTTAGACGGTAAGGTAGCAGTACAAAAAGCTAATGCAGAGATACGTGTTAAGCAAGCTACAGGTGAGCTTGACTGGGATATAGCTGCAATGAACAGTACCCAGAACAGCTGGAAAGACGAGTGGATTACTTTGTTATTTAGTATCCCTCTTATCTTAGCTTTCTGCGGTGAGTGGGGTAACCAAATAGTACAAGCAGGTTTTACTTCTCTTGAAGCTATGCCTACTTGGTATCAGTATTCGTTAGGTGGTATTGTAAGTGCCAGCATTGGTATGAGATCAGTATCTAAGTTTTTCACAGGGAAGAAGTAATGACATTTAGTCTTTCAAGCCGCAGCCTATCTAAGATGGATGGAGTAGATGAAAACCTAGTAGCCGTAGTTAAACGTGCTATTGAGTTGACCAAGGTAGACTTTGGTGTAATCTATGGCCTACGTACAGTAGAAGAGCAAGAAAAACTTGTAGCGGCAGGTAAGTCCCAGACTATGAAGTCCAAACACCTAGAGGGCCGTGCAGTAGACCTTATGGCCTATGTACATGGCAAGGGTGTATGGGAACTCAACGTCTATGATGATCTCTGTGACGCAATGAAAGAGGCAGCTAAGGAACTTGGTGTAGCAATCAAGTGGGGTGCAGCTTGGTCAGAGGGTGACATTCGTACATATGAAGGTACAGCGGAAGATGCAATGATGGCATACGTAGATTTACGTAGGTCACAAGGCCGTAGACCCTTTATTGACGGTCCACACTTTGAATTGATGTAAAGGAAGTACTATGCCACGTGAGTTAACGGAACGTCAACAAAAGTTTCTAGCGGTTCTTATGGACGAAGCAGGTGGTGACATTACCGCCGCTAAGATGTTGGCTGGTTACTCCGCAAATACGTCTAATGCAGAAGTTACTAAAGGTATCAAAGAAGAGATCATCGAAGTAACACATACCTTTCTTGCACGTAATGCACCAAAGGCTGCAATGGCTATGGTAGGTGCGTTGTATGATCCTACAGAGCTAGGTATTCGTGATAAGATGCAAGCTGCAAAAGAACTACTTGATCG